GATGCTTCTCTTGAGAGAGTCGATTAACCTGATCATTTAAAGCGGTGATCTTAGAGCTCATTTCATTTAGAAGCTTTTGAGATGTTTCACTCATTGCCTTATATTTATCTTCCTTCATTTCAGAAGCTTTATCTTCAGCTTTTTTATCTTCAGCTAAAAGGCTATCTTCACTTTGGGAAGCTTCCATTTCGGCTTCATAGGCTTGTAGTTTAGCTTCGAGTTGCTTAACTAAAGCATCTTTTTCTAGTACTAAATTCACCAGTTCTTCAGGTGACTTTTGCATTAGTTCTTGTTGATCCATGTTTACATTCTCCGATAAAAGGATTCTATCAATTTTACTTTGTGCTTGTGCTGGTCTAGGAGTTAAAGTAATCGCCAATAATTGAGCATTGCCAATCTTATCGCCTCCATCTTTTGCATAGACTGGACCAAGAATAAATTCTGGACTACTCCATAAATTTCCCTCGGACTCTTCAACAATCTTAGCACCTTTAGACGTATATAAAGGATAGGCATAAAGGCCATTATTTTTAATTTCTAAATCAGCAATTTGACCAAATGCAATACCAGCTTCAGGGCTGGCTATTTGATTTGAAAAAATAGATGTTGCATGATTCCAATCAATTATGACTGGATCAATTTCTTTTCTTTCATAAAAGACTCTTACCATTTCTTGAAGGTCTTCCATGTTAATTATCCCAATCTCTGAACCATCCATTCTTGAATTGACTTTACCTAAAGCCAATGTCAAAAATGGCTTGCCTTTAATAAGCTCTTTGGGCTGATTTTCAATTGGCATTGATTCACCCAGTGCGTTAAGAGATTCATCAGCTTTATCCATCTGATTGACAATCTTTTTTGCCCAGGTATAGCCCTCATCACCGCCCCAACCATCCCACGCTTGGCGACCTTTACCATAATCCCCCCATGTTGAGCCTTGTTTATCAACTTCATGCCTAGTAAAATATGCAAGCATTCGCCTAATAGTATCAGGCGATAATTGTTTTGCATTGATTAAATCTCTAGCTCTTGCAATCCCTATAGGAGTCATCCCCCTTTGAGAAGCTGGCTTCTTTGCTCTATTATCTAACGCTCTTTGAGCATTCACTTGAACGCCCTTTGGAGGAGTAAAATCAATATGAGAGTATTTATCAGGAATAGCAAGATTCATCGAATCAACATTATTTTTGATGATCCTATTGATTACTTTTTTTTCAAATTGACTCATTGGCTAAACCCCTTAATTTTTCTCTCATTGCCAGGGCTGGATTTTGAGATATTTGTCTATCTTGACTAGTTCTTGTTGCATCAATTGGAAGCTCACCAGCCCCAATTCTTTGACGAATAGCACGCTCCAAATTATCATCAGGCGTTAATAATTGACTTTGAACAAGTGCTGGAAGTGAATTTAAAGCATCGCTCAATTCATCATTATCTAATCCCATATGAACTAGCTTTGGTAGCTTTGTTGGTTCTATATTCCCATAATTCCAATTGATTAAACGCCCAACCGTTCCCCCTCCTCTTCTATCTTGACCGCTGATAGCACTTGCTACAAGATCTAAAAAGTTAATACAAGCTCTTCTAAAGACGCTTAAATGAACTTCTCCTACTGATCTTGATCCACTATCACTTATTCCAAGGTTCATAAATTGAGCCATGAACGCTTGAGAGATTTGATTATCAGCTTCTTGAATTACTCTCAAAGCCCCATCAGGATTAAAACCACTTTGACCGCCAAAGGCATCATATTTAATAGCGGTATTCTCCACTAAATAACCTTGTTCTTGCACTAAATAGGCTTGTGCTTGTGATACCGCTTCATCGATCATAGCTCTAAGCTCTCCATCTGTGAAGCCTGATCGCTCGGCTATTTCTCTATCAACTGTAATTTTAGGGGTTGGGATAGCCCAACGCTCAACGCCAATAGAAAGCAAATTAGAAGTTCTTTGCTTTTGAGACCACCACCAATAACAAGGCCTTAAAAGTCCAACTCCTTCAAAATTTTGACCAGTCTTATTTAAAGTTAAAAGTAAAAGCTTATTTGCTGGGATTGGTTCAGGCATAACGCCCCCAATCATATTTTGCATAACACCTTCTAAATTTCTTCCATCCATGGTCAACCAACGCTGATGGCTTGTTGGTTCTCTATCAGCATATCTTTTAAGAAAGATTTTTTCTTGGCCAATCGAATCAGTGCAAATATGATAAAGCTCTTCAGCATATCGCCAACCTAAAGGCAAAAATTCAAGAAGGTAGCTCAGTTGCTCTTCAAAGCTGCAATCCATCATTCCAGCATAACCGTCAAAGCCAAAGTTTTCATTACAAAACCTAGCCAGTTCTTGACTCACTGGATCATTTTCAACGCCTGGTTTAAAAATCCACTTAGCACTAAGCAATGTTTGCTTTACAACCGACCAAGATCGCCGAACAATTGGATCACTAGCAAGCATATTTTCAGCGGTTAAAGTCCATTGTCTACCGCTTACCGCTGGATTTTGTTCTTTACCAGCAATATAACCGCCAGTTAAATTAGTCCCTGAAATACCTAATGTTTTAAAAATAGGTTGTGCTTTTTCTTCTAAAGATTCCCCTGATTTTAGGTTCATAGATAAGGCTGGGTACATGAAACACTCTTAAACAAAATTAAACTAAGTAAATTGTATTAACTATTATCATAAAAAAGCAAATTTAAAAAGCGGTCATCATTAAATATAGCAACAAATCTAAAAAAGACCGCTTTAAGAAGAAATTGGCTGGATAAGACAAAGGTTAAACTCAACCAGCCGTATTTCATTTTAAAAGAGAACAATCTATTTTCATATCTTGCCCCCATCGAACTACTTTTTTAAAATAATACAAATTGAAACATAAATCAATTTGAATTTAAAAAAAAGATAATTGTTGGTTCTAATGTGCTATGCGTTACCATTGTCATTGTCTTCAACTCGATCCAACCCAAAAAACCAGCGAACCAACAATATATCAACACATTAATAGAAAGGATTCTTTCATGTGTAAAATAGAAGGTGAATTTTTTTTAACTCAAGAAGGCAAGATATTCTATAGGGGTCAAGTTTATGAAGCTATGGATTGTGAATTTATGCCAGGCTCCAAGCTGGTATTCAAAATGATCGATGAAAAGCTTGATAAACCAATCAAAAAAGTTGTTAAAATGGAAGCGCTGAAACCACAAATAGAGAGAAAAGAAGATATGTTTATTTTACCTCCTGATATGGCCTTGAGCTTCCCATCAATGCAAGCTCAATCCCCAATCTCAACCCATAGCGAATCACCAGTTGAACCAATTAACGATCTAAGCCAACTCCAAGATTTGCTTAAAATGACTGGTAATAACTTACCTTTGAGCATAGCTATTCTTATTGCTCTCTTCCTCTACAAAGAGAAAAAAGAAAAAGATAAAAAAGAGGTTGATCATTCAATTGCGTGCGATATGGATAGAAAAGAGCTTCTAAGAAAGATTGACATATTACAAAGTCAAGTAAACGATTTTGAAAAAGATCAAATTAAAATTGGATTAACTGGAGATGATCTTGAAGAGAGAATTGAGAAGCTGGAGAAGGCTAAGCATTAGCGGTTTTTTTTCGGCTTGGACTTGATCCAACTGATCTTAAATATTTATAAATTGTAGCCTTTGATATGCTAAGTTGTTCGCAAATTTCATCAGTTGCATGACCATCTTCATATAACTTTTTAACCAATAAAGCTTTCTTTTTTGCTGGATTGCTTATCCCCTTCGGTCTTCCTAAAGTTTTTCCCCTTTCTCTTGCTGCTTGGAGTCCAAGAAGCGTTCTTTCTCTGATCAATCCAAGCTCCATCTCCGCTAGTGCCGAGAATATATGAAAGATAAACGTACCAAAGCTATTGCTTGTATCAATGCCATCACTTGTTTTTAAATGTGCTTTTTTAGCTTTAATCGACTCAACAATTTCAATCAGTCCTTTTACTGATCGTCCTAGCCGATCCAGCTTTAAAACAAGTAGAGTATCTCCAGCTTTCAAAGTCTTTAAAGCTTTTTTAAGCTCGTCTCTATCTTTTGATCTTGAGCTGATTTTTTCTTGAAAAATTATATCACAACCATGCTTGGTTAAAAAGTCGAGTTGAGCTGATAGATTTTGATCGGCGGTTGATACTCGTGCGTATCCAATTAGTTTAGACATTTAAAAGTCCTTGTGTTGTAGTTCAATAAATCAACACATTAAATTAAACTAATCTTTCAATAAATCTAGTCCTCAGTTTTTAAATCAATTTCAATTTCATCAATCACTGCAAGGAGTTTTATTCTGATCGCTTCATCCTCTTTGAACAAGGCCTGGATAATATCTTTAAATAAAAGTAAAGTTTCTATTGTCATTTTTTAGAGCTCCTTTTAAGTGATGGTTTATCTATATTGAATTGTTTAGCGGCTTTATATACTCGATTCAAGGGTACCTGCAAATCTCTTGCTATTTGACGCCATGTTTTATGGGGCGAATAAACTCTCATAAATTCATCATTTGAAATAGACAAATCTTTTTTACCTCTCCTCTTAGGATGGTCTTCTAAGCCTAGTCTATGCATAATATTCTTGATTCGTCGATCTGATATTTTTAATTCTCTTGCTATTTCCCTAATCGACTTATCTTTAGAATAAGCATTCATAAATTGCTCATCACTGATTCTAATCATCTTAATTGCATTAGGTTTAGCATCTGGTTTTTTAGGCCTTTGTATCTTATACTTATATGCCCAATAGGTTAATTTATTATATGAAATATTCATCTCCTTAGCGATTGTCTTCCATGTTTTAAATGTCGTCATAAAAGATAGTATTTCATCAGCTGATAAAGCCTTATCATCATTAACTGGGGGCTGATATGCTGGATCATTTAATCTATCTTCTAAAGCACATAAGCGGGGGTCTAAATCTAAGTGATACATTTTAAAATCCTTTTGTCTTAGAAAATAACTGATTATATTTTTTTTGAGTTATTGAATTAGTTTCATGCTCGATCATACTGGGAAGCTCTGAATCTCTCCAAAGCCAATTGATGACATCATATCTTAGAGCGTCTAAGGGATCTTCTCTTCCATCCTTTTTAGGGGCTTCCTTATTATCCCAGGCATAAGACAAGATCGCCTTTCTAAACGAGTTACCGCTTGCACGCTCTCCAGCTTCCCAAACTTCCCTTGTACATAATATTTTTCTTTGGCCAATCAGTCTTTTAACCCTTAAAACTCCGTTCATAATATCGGTTCTAATTGGATCAGTCACCCACTTAAAAGGCATTCCAATTCCCCCTTCATTGGGATCAAGCTTCAGCTCTCTAAAAGATGATTGAGCGGTTCTATCTGAGCGTTGGGCTCCAGCTTTATCACCGCTAGCACCATCTAAAAGT